ATTTGATGAATCGGGGGGCGTTTGATTTTGTCAAAGATATCGATGGCGATATTGCCTTTTACAATCCAGTTGACCATTTCCTATTTCATCAAATCGATACCTACTGTAAGAAAAATAAGAGGGGGTTTGAGGTCGTAGAAACTCCGAATTTTATAACGTCCGATGCGGAATTGCGTGAATATTATGCGTCCGTAAAAAGCAAGAAAAAACCCTTTTTTCAAACGAGCTTCTACAAGTGGCAGAGGGACCGCCTACATATTTTACCAGATAGTAAATTATCGTATGACGCAGAAAATCGTAAGCCAATTCCAAAGGGGACTGAAATTCCTGATGTTGTTTTTCCGAAGGAGAGCGACTATATTAAAAAGGCGGTCGTGATAGTTGAGAAGGAATTCCCACGTAATTACGGGACATGTCAGGGTTTTTGGTGTTCGATAACATTCGCGGACGCTAAAAAGTGGTTGGACGCTTTTATAAATGAGCGCTTAAAGAGTTTTGGAACATACGAGGACGCCATTGTGGAGCCGGACGCCAAATATAAAAATGCGTTCCTTTTCCACTCTGGGATAAGCTCATCGCTAAATATTGGGCTACTCGATCCGAAATATATAGTCCAGAGGATTTTAGAAAAAGGGAAGGGGGTCGCCATAAATAATATTGAGGGATTTATCAGGCAGGTCATCGGATGGCGCGAGTTTAGCCGTTATACTTACATCCATATATACAAAGAAATGACAACAACTAACTATTTTAAGGCGGAAAATAGGTTGAATCCGCGATTTTATGATGGGGGCGTTGGATTATCTATCATGGATGCGACAATTAAAAAGGCGTTTGATACCGGATATCTACATCATATTGAGAGGCTTATGATTATTGGATGTTTAATGAATTTAATGGGGATTCATCCGGATGATGTGTATTCGTGGTTCATGGAATTTGCGGTTGATTCATACGATTGGGTTATGGTGAATAATGTATATTCAATGGCCTTGTATTCTGATGGGGGCCTAACGACGACAAAGGCGTATATTTCTTCTTCAAATTACGAGATGGTTCGGAAGAGCGATTATAAAAAGGGGAACTGGTGCGATATATGGGATTCACTTTATTGGAGTTTCATTGAGAAACACGCGCCCAAAATGAAGAAGATGGGTCGTTTTGGAGGGATACAAGTTTCTTTCTTTGAAAGAAAGAAACCAGATGATAAAAAAAGAATAAAAGAGACTTATAAAAAATTTATGGCGGATGTTTTTAATTTATAAAATAATATTTTTTTATCATAAAATTGTCAAGTAATTTAGTATTCCAAACAACTTAAAACAGATGTGGCGGACCACTCGCGGTTTCTCTTGTAAAGCCGGATGTAATTGAGAAATTCCGCGATTGTCGTTGAAGTCATGTTCCCGCGTTTAATTTCACGAACTTCATTTTCTTCATCTTTGTAATTGTAAATCTTGTGTCTTGGATTCTTCGTAATTTTTTTGAGAAGTCCCTCAATTTCATCACACTTCCCTCCGAAATACATCAAATTAACTAATCGAATCGTATCCACTTCTTCCTCACGTTGAACCACTTTCGTAATTCTTCCCTCTCGGTCTCGGACATACATCCGGCCAAATTTGGGGACAGATGGCTTGTAAATACCGTTTCTTTTTCTGAAAGCAACTGATGATTTGACGCGACGACTGATAGTTTTCCTCTCCTCTTCGGCATCAATAATTCCGCAAACAATCTTCTTGAAATGTAGCGGAATAGATGAAACTAATTCTTCATTAACAATATGAATTGTATTACAATTCACATTACAACAATTGATGAAATGTGAGCAAAATCCTTGGAAGTCGCGCGTGATGCGGTCTGTATGTGAAAAAATGAAATGTGTGTCTTTATGTTCAAGAATCGCATTCATAAGTTGAGTCTGTTTTACAATATCCTTTCCTGAGAGCGTTTCTCTGATAACAGATACAACTTTGAATCCATTTATCTTCGCATATTCTTTTGCTTTTTGAACTTGGTCATCGAGACTGTGCTTCATTCGATCGCTCTCACGAGCGTAAATAACCGCACTACTTCCAGACGACATTTTCAAAGAAGATAGTCTGCTTAAAATGTCATATTCCGGTTTGGAAGCTGTTCTTGTTGAAGTTTTTTTGATTGATACTTTGACCATTTTAGATATTTATATATTTAATTTTTATAATTTTAAAAATTCAATTTTTACTTGGGAATTCACTTGGTATATTCATCATATGCGATTTTTCCAATAAATGCTAAATAAATAATTGAAACAATTGACAGTCTGACAGAATCGTCATTCTCAAAAATTTTGGATATGAAATTTTTTTCATCATTCTTGATATATTTGGAATCGACTCCGTTTTGTGAAATCCATTTGATTGTCCCCATTGTTCCCGCATATGCGGAACCACTATTAGATAATATCACATATTTGTCTAATTTTCGATAAGGAGACTCGATATTAGAATTAAACATGAAGCCATTTTTAGGTTGATATGACGCGAGTTCTTCCCATATCAGGTCTACTGGAACATTTCGTTCTTGTGCGATTGCTTCAACTCCTTCATATGCCTCTTTGACCATCAATCCACAATGCGAAATTTTGTTCCTTTTTAAACCAACACGATGCATCCATGTTTGTTTTTCATTTGGATATATTTGCTCCCACATTATCAGATTGCTCGGTGGAAAATTCAAAAAATTTCCTCCTCCATTTACAAGTTCTTGTTGTCTTCTTAGTCCAGAAAGGCTCATTTTTATATCTTATAAATTCACAAATAATTTTAAATCAATTTTTACAGGTAATGGCGCAAATACATACGATATGCGCGATTTAGTTCCTTATCGGACTTGCTATTATACAAATAGTGGGCCTGATACCTTTTTAGCAATACTTCTATTATTTCTGTCCTGAATCGATGAATTTTATCATACCAATCTCTTTCATCAACAATTTCATCATAGTGGCCGTTATCAATATCCATAGCAATATCAACTAATTCGTCAGTTTTTAGGTCGGATGCTCTTCTGAAATAATAATTTGACATATTATATTTATAACTATTCTCGTTTTTTTAAGTTAAAAAATAGTCGTTATAATAATATATGACAGAATCTACGTATAAAGTCTTATCTTTTGACGTCGGTATAAAGAATCTCGCCTACTGTAAAATTGAATTCTCAAAAGAGACTAAAAAAATAGTTAGAATAGAAGAGTGGGGCCTCATTAATTTGAAGTCGGACCCGTGGATTCCAGACCACAATGAAAAGCGCTGTATGGCCGAAGTCAAGAGTGGCGCAGTTTGCGGAAATTGCTCGAACTCGTGGATAATAAAAGACGGCGCCCGAAAAGAGTTGTGTCGCGTCCATTCTAAGAATTGCGATAAGACAACCACAGATTACTTCCCGTATGAGTTGCGCGATTTGTGTTGCGCATGCGGAGAGAAATCCCGAAAATTTCATACGAAAATAAGCGAGTCTATGATTAGAATATTTGGCTATTGTAATAAATGTGCGAAGAAGACGACCGAGCAATTAACTAAAATATGTGATTATATGAAGAGCGATGACACTAAATTATACACGAACTTATACGATGGGCTTAATGCGATTAAGATTGAGGATGTCAATGAGGTCGTAATCGAGAACCAACCGGCATTGAAGAACCCGCGAATGAAATCTATCCAAATGTTCATTTATAGCTTTTTCTTCATTGGAGGAAAGACAGGCCGTTTGAGTGATTTGAATCAGGTTATGTTCTTCTCAGCTACGAAAAAGCTCAATCCTACAAGCATCGTAGAAGACATTTTGAAGAAGAATAATAAGATTACAAGTCATGAATCTGCCGAGAAAGAGGATGAACCACTATCCGAATACAAAGCTTATAAAAAGAGAAAGAATGATTCTATTTTTATTGTGAGTTGTGTCTTGGATGAGATGGATGAGTGGAAGAGGTTCTTTTTGTCTCATCCAAAGAAGGATGATTTGGCGGATTCGCTTCTTCAAGGAATCGCCCAATATTGTAAGCAATTGCAATCCATTTAATTCTTTATTTTACTCTTCGAGTTAATTCCCCAACCGACCATCTTCTTGATTCTCTCTATTTCTTCCATATCTTCTTCTGGAAGCATCATTTCTCCATCAAGAATTCTTTTGAGGCCCCTCTTCGTAATTTTCTTCTCACTTAACCATTGACTACCAAGAATAATCGCTAATTTTGCGTCTTCTTCTGCTTTTTTACGGGTATTTGACTCAGTGTAATCAAATTGGTCCGCCCAACCCTCGAATTTTTCACGGATAACATCATCAATATTTATTTCGTCGGAGTTGTATAAATCACATAACTGGTCATATTTTTCGATGGCGAATTTCTCAACGAAACTTTCAAAGTCCAACATTTTCCAGCTGTTTTTACCTTTCAGTGTTTTTATGATATTTTCCTTGATATTTACAACATTGTGATTCTCAGGATGTTCCTCATGGTAATGTACCATTTTAATAAACTCGGGGAGACATGTAGAAGGGTGGCTTATTAGCTTCTCAATTTGGTTTGGTGTTATATAGTTGAGATTTTCATGTCCGTATGCGTTGATTTGTATATTTTGTTGATGAACACTTTGGTCCAAATGCTGATTTATTTGATAACTGTATGTGTTCCCAATTTTTTTAGTTAGTTCGAGGACCTGATTTTCCAAATGGGATATTCTCTCTTTATAAAGGGCCTCTTTTTGCTCAATGACTTCATTCTTTTTTGATAAAACACTACATTTCTTGATGTGTTTATTGAGGTTGAATTTAGTGGAATACGTCTTTTTACAATGTTCGCATTCAAGTAGGTTAATGCGTGTTTGTTCTTCTTCATTTGGGTCATCATCTTCTT